TGGTGTTAGACCTAAACTATAATGGCTAAAGCCTCTAAAGAAACGTTCTATTTAGGTAATAAAAACTTACCTGTACCCGAGACTAACTTTCAATGGAATGAGGTCATGATTGAAGACTTGGAACGTGCACGCAAGTCCATATTACATTTTTCTCGTTTTTTTTATATAGTTAACCTTGATGAAGGTAAGCAACCAATTAAGCTTTATAACTATCAAAAGCGTATTTTAAAAGCTTTAACTGATAACAGATTTAATGTTGTATTAGCATCAAGACAAGTCGGCAAAACTTCTTTGCTAACTATATTTGCTTTATGGATGATTTGCTTTCAAGACGATTATAGAGTACTATTAATTGCCAATAAAGAAAATACCGCTATTAATATTTTTAAGCGTATTCGTTTAGCTTATGAAATGTTACCGAACTTTTTGAAACCGGGTGTTATAAACTATGCTAAAACCGGTTTAGAGTTAGCTAACGGTAGTTCAATTGGTATTAGTACTACAACCTCTGATGCTGCCAGAGGTGAGTCTATCAACTGTCTACTCATTGACGAAGCCGCATTCATTCCACCTGAGTTTATGAACGACTTTTGGGAATCAGTATTCCCTGTAATTTCGTCTTCAAAGAAGTCCAAAATTTTTATGTTATCGACCCCTAATGGTGTGGGCAACTTATTTTATAACATATATACAGAATCTTTGGATGGTAGTAATGGTTGGCACAATGAAAGAGTAGATTGGTGGGAGGTGCCTGGTAGAGATGAAAAGTGGAGAGATATGACAGCTAAGGCTCTTGGTTCTGTAGAAGCATTTAATCAAGAATACGGTAATGAATTTAGAGCAGCTGGTGAAAACGCTTTAGATAGTGACTTAATGTTAGAGTTCGAAAAAACAGCTCCAGAACCCATATTAACAAGCGATGATGAATGCTATAAGATTTATGTAGAAAGAAAACCAAGACATTTCTATACAATTGGGGTTGACGTTGGAGATGGTATTGGTAGAGCTAACTCTGCTATTCAAGTACTGGATATTACGGATTTAACCAATATAGAACAGGTCGCTACGTACGCAAATAACAAGCTTGACCCTTTTAATTTTGCTGGGAAATTAGTGGAAATAGCCCACGAATGGGGAAGGCCACCTTTGTTAGTAGAACGCAATAATTGCGGTGCTCAGGTTATAGATGCATTAATACATACTCACAATTATGAAAGCTTAATAAAGTACACACCGAGTATGGGTACGTTTACTGAAAAGGCGGATAGAGATAATAGAATGGGCGTATACTCGCACACTAATAGTAAGTTCAATGCAATGGCAAACTTACGTTATTGGATGTCTACTTTAAAGTGTCTTAAGTTGTACGACAAAGAAACCATTAATGAGTTTAAAACATATGTTAAACAAGCCAATGGTGTGTGGAAAAAACAATCAGATCGTTATTTAGACGATAGAGTAGAGTCCTTAATATGGGCATTATTTGCTTTAGATACTAAAGTAGTAGAACAGTTTTATGAAGTAATGGAAAGAGATGGTAATGGTAAACCACTAAAAATAGCTCCGTTAGATTGGGACCCGTTTAGTGTGGGTGATATTGAACTACCAAGCCAAAAAGATTTATATAATAGGTACGAAAAAGGTAAAAGTCCAGATGCAACAGTACGTAACCCAACTATATTTGCCGGTAAAGACAATAACTCTGACGTTGATGAGTTATACGCACAGGGATGGAAGCCGCTGAACTTCAATTCAGCTTCTGGTCGTTTAAACGGTGGAATGTTTTAGTACATAAAAAAAGCCGTTATTGCTAACGGCTTTGTAAACTGTACTATGTCTAAGTCTTAAGCAAAGAGATCGTCGCCAACCTTTGGCTCTTTAGTAGCACCTGCTGTAAACTTCTTTGTGTTTTGAAGTTTCTTGATATCGCCGTGCTCTTCTTTTGGTTCTGGCTCATTACGGATCTTACCATCTTCAGCTTTACCACCTGTAGCTTTGTTTGTACCTTTTGTACTTGCTACAACTGGCTTGCTAACTGAATCAGGATTACCCTTCTTTAAGGAACCATTAGCTTTAGTTAAAACATGACCTTCGTCTTCTGCTTCAACTTCTTCAGCTACCATTCCTTCATCTTCGGTATGGCCAGCAATTTCTTGATCTTCATCAGGTAAATCACCGTGTTCAGCATCTACTTCTTTATCTTTCTTTAAAAATGAAAGAACCTTTTCAAGCATTTCAATAGCTTCCTCATGTGTAGGAAGTTCTTCGTGCTGCATTTCATCGCCGCCCATTTCAGCACCATCTGCAGCTGCGTCAGTAGCAGGCATTACACCAGCTTCTTCTTCATCGTGCATCATTGCTTCTTCGTTTTCGTTGAATGGAACACCTTTGATTGCGTTCTCATATAGTTGATCGAATTTTGATTTTGACATAGTAAACTTTGGTTTGTAGATATATTTATTGTTTTCAGCTACAGTTTCTTTAACTTTTTCTTTAGCAGTAGTATTTTTCTCTGCTTCTGTATCTGCTTCTCCTTCTTTTGCTTCATGCTCTTCTTTACCTTCCTCTTCATCTTTCATTTTCTTAGCATCAGCGCCTGGATCTTCCATTTTATCTACGGGCTTAAAGCCGCTCTTTTTTGGATTTAATCCAGCAGGACCGCTTTTTGGTAATGGTGGTGTAACTTCTGCACCATCAACCTTTTTAACACCAGGACCGCCCCCGAGTGCACTTCCGGCCTTAACCATGTTCTCAGTTAGATATACACTTGTATCTGTATGTTCTACAGCTTGAGTAGCTTTTTCATTAACTACATCAGGAACTGAAATATTAGCAGCGGCAATATTTCCATAAAGTTCGCCGAGGTCGGATAGGTTTTTAATCTTCATTTACAATATTATTTAGTATATCTGGCTGTAAATCTATAGATTATAGTAAATAATTTTAATGTGTGCGTCTTTTCTATCTAAATATTGTATTGATACTGGTACATATACACCACCAGGTGTTGATGGTGTTGGGGATCAATTAAGTGGTGGATACAATTGTACGTACGGAACAAGCGGTGTTAGATTTCTTAATGTTGCTGATAACAGCGCGCAGATATCTTTATTCAATAGTTGGTGGCAAGAACAAATAAGTCAATATGGGCAGCAAATTAACTATTATATAAATGGTTATAATTTATCCGCTCATGATTATCTATATGGAGAGCATACATTATTAAGATATGCCCCACCTATTCCAATGGTAATGGCAATCCAGTTAAGTAATGATAATGTTATATTAAGCAAATTCGGTTTACAGGGTGAAGCAGATTTAACGGCTTGGATTGGTATAAACACTTTCACAACAACGGTTACCGCAGTTAGCGGTGCGCTTTCTGCATATAACTACGAACCTAAAGCAGGAGATCTCATAGAGTTAGCAGAATACGGTTCTACCCGCCCTAATGGTAGATCAGGTAAAGTATTTGAAATAACAGAACGTCTTGATGAATCCGGTGGTGAAGAATCTAACCAAATTATGGGCCATTATATATGGACTATAAAAGCGAAACGTTATGAATGGAATTACGAACTTAGTGCTCCACGTGAAAAGAAAATGGATCAAGTATATGACAACAAATATGAAGGTCCAGTTAACAGTTTACCAAAAGTACTGGAAACAAAAGAATATACGCAATTTGTTGATAAACCTTCAGCAGAAGTATTTGATTATAGAGAGAACGCTCAATCCAATACATTAGTATACGGTGACTACGAAGACACTAATGTACTTGTAAGGTTAATTGGTGTCACAAATCAAGCCGGTACAGTTACCGGTGCAGTTGCAGTTTCCGGCGCAAACACGTACTTAGTAGCTAAGAGTCCTAATAACTAACAGATGTATCAATAAGTATTTACCTCCTTCCATGTCCGTAGATTATCCAAATTTAATATTTCCTCACGAACTACCAACGGTACCAAGTTTATCTGGACAGGACCTAATTTATCTTGAACAACCAAACGGAGACGGTACATACACGTCATATGCTGTTTCGTTATCAGCATTATTTGGGTGGAGCGGTGCAAGTGGTGGTGGCGGTGGTGGTTCAGGTATTTCTGGCTTTAGTGGTTACAGTGGTTACTCCGGTGCGTCTGGCGCACCTGGTGGTACGTCAGGTTATTCTGGTTATAGTGGTACGCAAGGTATACAGGGTATACCAGGCATTCAAGGTATTTCTGGTTACTCGGGTTTCTCCGGTGCAGCTGGTTCGGATTATGTTTTCCCGTCAAACTTGACAGTATCTTTAGCTCCAGGTTATACATTTGGTCAATATAAAAACGGAGACGTTATACCTGCCTCAGGTTTAACTGTACAGCAAGTTATTAATTTAGCTATTAGTGGTGTGGTACCTACCCCGACACCTACACCGGTCGTCACTTATACACCGACTCCGGCCCCTACAAGTACGCCTACAGTAACTCCAACCCCTGTACCTACAAGTACACCTGTTCCAACAGCTACAGCTACTCCTACACCAACAGTTACACCAACACCTACTGTAACACCAACACCTACAGTAACTCATACTCCTGCTCCAACAGCTACCCCAACACCGACACCAACAGCTACTCCAACTCCAACACCTACTGGTATGGCTGGTGTAATATACTTTGGTCCTTCTGCAGCTGTACCAACTACTTCAAGCGATGTACAAGCCTTAAGTTCTACGTACACAAATGGCGCAAATCCATTCAATTTCTGGACAGGAACGACTTATAACAACTTTACAGTAGCTTTACCTGCTGCAAACAATTTAGTAACTATTATAGATGCAAATGCATTCTTTGTTGATTTGACAGATCACTTCAGCACTCAAAGCACGGTAAGCATAACAGTGGGTGGAACTCCTACTACCTATAACCTATATACTATGACGAACGCTATACCATATAGTCCTTCGCATAAACTATTAGTAACATTCTCGTAACATGGCATTAACTCCAGGCTTAGAAATTCCATTTGGTATACAACCAGTCAACCCGGTACCGGTTGATACGTGGTCAGGTCCTTATTATGGACCAAACGAAACCGCAGCAAAAGCAGCAGCTAATGCAGCAATACCTCAAGCAATAAGATTTCAATCATTACAGGTTCGTCTTATTATTGCAGGTGTGCCTTATATATACTGGTACGATACAGGTACGACAGATACTGACTTACACATATTTTCAACAGGTGGTGGTGGTACATCTGGTTACTCTGGTTATTCGGGTGTTAGTGGCTGGTCTGGTATATCTGGTTATTCAGGCTTTAACGCTAACAACCAATCTGTAACATATACAAATTCGTTTAGTGCAGGTCAAGCAATTTATAAAACAACAGGTGGTTACGATTTAGCTTTAGCAAACGATATTAATACTTCTGAAGTTATAGGGGTAGTACAATCTGCAAATAGTAGCGAATTCACATATGTTATTAATGGTTATATTTCAGGACTAACTGGTATTGAAGATGCTACATGTTATTACCTTTCAGACACAGTACCCGGTCAAATAACAACAGATGCTCCTACTGCAAGTGGTAGTGTCATTAAACCGGTATTAATTGGTACAGGTACAACAACTGGTGTGGTTGTTGAATTTCCTGGAGTAATAATTGGTAGTACAAACAATGGTACCAGTGGTTATTTAGCACGTTGGACTGGTGCCCATTCTTTAGGTAATAGTAGTATATTTGATAGCGGTCCAGATGTTATAATAGACGCCACCACAACTATTAATGGTGATTTTAATATTCTTGGCACATACCTTTTAAGTGGTGTACCGGTTTTCGATGGTGTTAGTGGTGTATCGGGTTATAGTGGTTATAGTGGTACAAATGGTACTAATGGTATAAGTGGTATGTCCGGTAAGAGTGGTTATAGTGGTTGGTCAGGTTATTCTGGTTCCGGTGTTTCAGGTTATAGCGGTTATTCAGGTATTTCTGGTTTTTCAGGCTTTAGTGGTTATTCCGGT